TTTTTTTTTTTAATGATACGGCGACCACCGAGATCTACACTCTTTCCCTACACGACGCTCTTCCGATCTGGCTACAGCGACAAGCGCACGGCCGGCGGCTATGTCGAATTCGATATGCAATTTGTCGAGGCCGGCATGCCGGCGAGCGCCGGGATCATGGATGCCGGCGCCAATCTGACCGACAGCGCAGGCGCAGCCGAAACCAGCGCGAGCAGCTCGATGAGCACCGCCACCGGCACGCTCGCGCCAGGTGGTGGCACCGCGGGCACGATACCGCCATGAGCGTTAAAACCGAATTTCAAGAGATCGATGAGATCGTGGCGCGCACGCTCGCAAACCTGCTCGCATTCACCGGCAAGGAAGGCCGGGCCGGCGCCGAGCTGCGGCTGCGCGCGGGCGACATCATGGCGCGCGGCTCGCTCTACATCATCGACGGCACGTTTGCCGGCCGGCTGCTGCAATGCTTTAGCCTGGCCACCGCCTCGGGCATCACGCTCATGTGGATGGATCGAGTCATTGCCGGCCTGGTCAATGAAAAGCCGACCGCGCTCACCTCCACCTCGGTGGTGCAGAATTGCCTCATCTATGCCCTGGCGCAGGAAGCCCGGATCATTCGCGCAACGCCGTTCGGATCGCGCGACGATGTCGACGCCACCATGCGCCGCATGGTCGGGTGGTTTGAAACCATAAAGCACATCATCGCCGACACCATGAGCGGCCCGGCCTATCAGGCATTCATCAACCTATGCGCGGCCATCACGCGCTACCTCACCGACACCGCCAGGCCGCTGCCGCGCATGCTCGGCTATGAGCTGGCCGCCACCATGCCGGCGCTGGCGATAAGCCAATACATCTACGGCGAGGGCGACCGCAGCGATGAGCTGGTGACCGAAAACAAGATCGTGCACCCGGCATTCATGCAACGCACGTTGCGGGCGATGAGCGCGTGAGCCATGGCGTTCAAAGCGCAGGAGGTCGCAGAGGTAACCATAAAGGGCCAGCGTTTCCGCGATTGGGAATCGGTGCAGGTCAAGCTCGCCGAGGGCGAATCCAACAACACGTTTAAGCTGACGGTGTCAGAGGGCAAACCGCTCTCGAGCAAATTCGCCGACCTGCAGATCCGACCAGGTGACCATTGCACCATCACGCTGGCCGGCCAGCTCGCCATCACCGGCTACGTCGAGACTCGCCAGGTGGCCTACACCGCCGAGCAGCACGGCATCGAAATCATCGGCGTGAGTCATACTAAGGCGCTGGTCGACGGCACGGCGATGACCAAAAACGGCAACGAATTTCGCGACAAGCCTTGGAAAAAAATTGCCGATGAGGTCGCAAAGCCAATCAAGGTGGTGGAAAAAACCGGGTTGAATAACATGCCATTCCGGCGCGCCTCGATCCCGCCTGGCATGAGCAAGTTTGATTTTCTCGAAATGCTGGCGCGCCAGCGCGGCATCACCTTGGGCACCGACAAGGAAGGAAACCTAACCGCGCGAATGGCGTGGACCGGCGGCGGCACCAGCCTGGTGGAGGGAGTCAATATCCTCGAGGGCCGCGAGGTGATGACCATCAAAGGCGGCGGCGGGCCAAACGATACCGTGAACCAAGATTCCGGCTATGATTTGCGCACGTCAATTGCCAAGGGCACGCACGGCAATAAGAGCAGCTCAACCTCGAATGTGAGCACCGGCGGCAAGGGTGTCCCGGCCGTCAATCGGCAACCGGCCGAAATGCCCGGCACGAAAGCCGAAACCGAGGGGCGCAACAAGATGGAAAGCAACCAGCGCGGCGCCGAGCAGCTCCAAGTCACGATCGTGGTGCAGGGCTGGCTCAAACCTGGCGGTGGCGGGCTGTGGGCGCCAGGCGAGAAAGTGCACGTCAAATCGCCGATGTTGATTGTCGATGAGGATCTCGACCTGGTGAGCGCGACATTTACGCAAGACAACAAGAGCGGCACGCGCACCACGCTCGAGCTGAAACGGCCGGGCGATGATGATAGCCAGGGCGATAAAAAAGACGGGCAATATGATGTGCGCACCGGCAACACGCCGGCAACGCAAACGCAATCGGCACCGCCGAGGACCGGCACGCCAGGCGGCGATACGCCATTCTAAAGAGGAGGATTGCAAACATGGTGACACGCACAAGCCTGCGCAACGCATCGCAACGCGCGCAAAGCTATGCCTCGCGCGCCACGCTGCGCGAGCTGAATTCAAAACCGCAATGGGCCGAGGCCAAATTTATCGATGTGTTCCCCGGCGAAACCGCAACCGATGTGGAATACGCCGAGAACTACGGCGGCACCTCGGTGCCGGCCAAGCAGGATGAGGAGGAGGACAAGGAGCAGCCGCAACAGCAGCAGCAGGCGGGTGACGGTGGGAGCGGCACGCCAGGCGAGGAGAATGAGCAGCCGAAGGGCGATGCCGCCGAGGCCATCGTGCTCTATCTCAACGGCTCGCGCTCGCATCCGGTCATCATTTCGGTGGGCGACCGCCGGCACCGGCTGCTCGAGCTTGAGGAGGGCGATGTCGCACAGCACCGGCTCAAAGATGACCGGCAGCAAATGCTCTATTCCAAGGACGGCACCTATATTTCAACCCGCAGCGACAAGGTGATGCGCATCGCGCTGGTGGAAAAGCAGAGCGACCAGCAGCAAACGCCAGCGCAGCAGCAGCAGGCCAACGGTGCTGGCGGCGGCACCTCGGGCAGCGGTGGCGGCACGCAAAAGAAAAAGAAAACCATGGGCCAGAAATCGGCCAAGGATGACAACAAGAAATCGCAGGTCGCGCTCGAGCAGAACGGCACGCAAACCTATTCGCAGCACGGCCAATCATACGGCACGCAGAAGGGCGGATCTGACAGCACGATTCACTATGAGAAAGACAAAAAGAAATCGGCGCAGACCACCGACAAGCATGTGCATATTAGGTTCAAGGAGCATCGAATTTTCAACGATGAGGATGGCAATTGGTGCACCTCGCCGCTGCTAGTCAAAAAAGACCAGTATTGCAAAGAGGGGTGAGCGTGTGCGCTGGTGGCTCACTACGGATCCGCCGCAGGTGTTTTCGGTCGACAACGCCGCGGTTAAGGGCATGGATTTTTCCACGCTCGCGCCCGATGTGTGGATGATTCAATGGAGCGAGGGCAAGGGCGAGATCGAGCGGCAATCGGATGACGGCGAAAACCTCAACGGCCTGCGCGAGACATTCATCGACCTGACTCCCTACGCGCCGTTGTTCCAGCAATTCCTGCAGCTCATCAAAGCCAAGGCGCTGCTGCTGCCGCAGGCCCAAAAGGTGCAGGTGGATCTCATCCGCGAGATCTTCGAGTCCAAACGCCAGGCGCCTTTTCACTATCCGGTTGCGGCCGGGGATTACTGGTGGGACGCAACCGACGCAACGCTGTTCGCATCGACCGCGGCCGGCCTGCAGAACGTGACGGCAACGGCCAACGCGCTGGTGACGGCGCTCACTAAGCTGATTAACGACATCAACGCCCACCTATCCGATGTCATCAACACCAGCATTGCGCCGGTTGGCAACCAACTGGTGACCGACACGAATGCGACGATCGATGGAATTAGAACCGGGATCGTAAATCCCGCTAATGCGGCGTTTGATGACATCGACGGGCACGCCGTCGATCCAGGCAATGCGCTGGTGGGCTACATCAACGGAGTCGTGCTTGGGGTTTATGGCGATGGCGCGAACAACATCAATAACAAACTGCAAACCGCGCGCTGGAACGTTCCACTAGGTGAAGGCTCTTACCCTATCGATGCTGCAACACCTGGATTAAGTGGGGGCATCGGCCACTCGAGCGTGGGGTTTGCTTACAATCCGCATCGCACGCTATATCCGCCCTACGTTGCGCCGGGCACGTTTAGCACGGTGACCTATGTGCCAGGTCATAACGTGCCGCCGGTGCCCACCTCTAACGTGCAATGGATCCCGCTCGGCTCGACCGCGCCGGTCAACGTGACGCCGGCCGAGCAATTGGCAATCATGAGCGGCATTGCGGCGCGCACCAACGCGCTCAACATCAAAAAAAATACCAAGATCAACCAGGTTTCTGCGCTCACCGATATCGACGCCGTCATCGCTTATGACGTGACAACGGGCTGGTGACATGGCCGGAGCTGCTCGCCCTTTATGCGCCTGGTGCCACCTCGAGGATGGCGCCGGCAGCGTGCATGAGCGGCCGCCGCAGTATCGGCAAGAGGTGCTGCTGCGCACCATCGACGGCCAGCTCATCTACCTGCACCTGCAATGCGAGCAGGCCTATCGCCGCAAGGATGAACCATGACCGACATAAAGCTGCAGCAGCAAGTCGACCTGCGCGGCACGTTCATGGATTGGCTGCAGCTCGCCGATGGCACGTTGAGCGAGGAGGAGGAGCTTGCCACCGCGGTGCGCGTGGCCATCGGCACCGATGCGCTCGCGGATCTCAATGAGCCGCTGCCGGATCTCGACAGCGAGGATCGCCGCGGCTGGTGGGGCGATATGGATGCCGAGCAGATCTGGCAGGGCTGGCCAATCGGCTCGAAAAATTGGCTGCTCATGCGCGCCAAGATCTCCGATCAATTCTCGTGGGAGGGCGCAACCCTGGTGCGGGCGAAAGCGTACAATCGCGAAGCCTTGCAGCCATTCATCGATCGGCGGATCTGCTCGCGCATCGATGTGGATGCGGTGCGCACCGGCCGCCATGAGATCACCGTTAGCATTGTGATGTGGCGCGGGCCGCGGCGCCTCATCGAGCTGCGCTATCAGTATCTATGGGACAAGGTCACCGGCGAGCCCATCCCGGTTGGCAGCAAGGATCGTTTCGTTACCGGCTACCCGCTGCCCTAATCCTCGGAATCAATCATGCCCTGGTCAACGCCAACGCTCCGCAAGGTGCGCGAAATGGTGCGCGACGATATCACCGCGAGCCTTTATGGCGCGGCGTTTATCGGCAACAACGTGCTGCGGGTGATGGCCGATGCCAAGGCCGGCCTGGCGCATCATGTGCTGCGCTACATCGATTGGCTCTCGCTGCAGCAGCTACCCGACACCGCCGAAACCGAATGGCTCGATCGACACGGTGATATCTGGCTGGTCGGGCCTGGTGGCGTGGTCGGGCGCAAGATGGCCACCTATGCCACCGGCTCGGTGACATTCACCGGCATCGTGGGCGGCATCGTTATCCCGATGGGCACCCGGCTCGAGGGCAACAACCTGGTGGCCTACGAAACCATCGAGCTGGCGGTGACGCAATCGGATGGCGCCGCGGTCGAGGTGCGGGTGCGGGCGCTCGACGCCGGCACCGCCGGCAACCGCGAGGCCGGCGACACGCTATCGGTGCAGCCGGCCATCGACGGCGTTACAACCGGCGTCACGGTGGTGACTCTTACCGGCGGCACCGACATCGAAAACGATGATGACCTGCGCATGCGGGTGCTGCAGCGCATTCGCCAACCGCCGCAGGGTGGATCGACCTCCGATTTTATTCGGTGGGGGCTTTCTGTTCCTGGCGTGACGCGATGCTGGTGCGCACCGCTCGAGATGGGCATCGGCACGGTGACGGTGCGCTGCCTGTTCGATGACCTGCGCGCCGATAATGACGGCTGGCCGCGCGGCGAGGATCTCTATGCGGTCGAAACCTACATCGACTCCGTGCGCCCGGTGGCGGTGAAGGATTTTTGGGTGTTGGCGCCGGTTAAACAATTTGTCGACGTGCACCTCGGCCAGCTCAACCCCGACACCACCGAAACGCGCGCCGCGATCGAGGCCAGCCTGCACGCCATGTTCATGCAATTTGCCGCGCCAGGCCAAACCATCTTTGCCGCCTGGAAAGCGCAAGCGGTGATGAATACGCCCGGCGTTCTATCGGTCGACCTGCTCGATTGGAATGACGATGTGATGCAATCGCCGGGGCACATGGGTGTGCTCGCCGATATCGTTTACGGTTTCTAAAACATGGCACGCTATCTAGCCTGGCCTGCACGCGACCGGCACGTGCGCCGCGAGGGCGAGGATTACATTGCGCCGTTCATGCGGCTGCTGCCGCAGGGCATCGCCTGGCCGCGCGAGCCGGAGTCGGTGCTCTACAAAACATGCCGCGGCCTGGCGAAAATTTGGGGCTATGTCGACAACCGCGCCGCCGACCTGCTCGAGATCGAAACCGATCCGCGCAAAACCACGATAGGCGGGCCGTGGCCGCCGACACATACCGGCCTGCTGCCCGATTGGGAACGGGCATGGGGATTGCCGGATCCCTGTTTCCCCAAGGCCACCACGCTCGGCGAGCGCCAGCGCATGCTGGTGCTTTACATGACCTACCTCGGCGCACAGTCGCGCGCCTATTTCATCGGGTTGATGGAATACCTCGGCTATAGCGGGCTCACCGTCAAAGAGTGGGCGCCGTTCATGGCCGGCATATCGCAGGTGGGTGAGACTCGCCCGGTCAAGGTGGATGAGAACGGCTCGCCGATAATGGACGGGGATCATTTCATCCTCGACACCACCAAGCAATTCCGCTGGTACATCGGCCCGCCGGAAATGCGTTTCTATTGGGCAATGAATGTCGGCATGGTTTCGGTGGCGTGGTTTCGCGCCGCCTCCGGCCAGGCCGGCGTTGATCCGCATGTTCGCCTCGGCATACCCGAGGATCTGCAATGTCTGCTGAAACGGTGGAAGCCAGCTCACACCGAGCTGGTGTTTGATTTCTCGCAATCGCCTGCAACAAACGATCCCATGTATGGCACGCCCTAGATGAGGAAGCCGCGATGAAATACGTGCAACCCTATGGAGTCTCGGATCAGGACTCGCCCTACATCAACGGCGATCCATCGATCGGCCGGCAAGGTTCGATCCCGCCAGCGGCGGCGTTTGAACATCCGATGCGCGAGATCGTCAACGTCATCACGAAAAACAAGATTGCGCCGGACGCGGCCGACCTCGGGCAGCTCCTCAAAGCCGTGCGCTCGCAGCGGGTGAACTATGTGCAGGACACCGGCAGCGTCAACACGCTATCGGTCGCGCTCGATCCGCCGCTCGATGCCTACACCGTGGGCCTGCCGCTAAAGGTGCAGATCCGCGAAACCTGCACCGGCGGCTCGACCATCGACGCAGGCGCCGGCCGGGTGCCGGTCAAGCTCATGAACGGTGGCAGCACCGGCGCCGGTGACCTGCCGGCCGGCGGGATCTGCGAGCTGGTCTATGATGGTGCGGCGTTTCAACTGGTTAATTTCTTTGGCCTCGGCGGTGTCGACCAGGGCGACATTGTCGAATTCCTGATTAAGATTCCCTACACGGTTGACGTTTCATCCACACCGAACATCGTGCAGGCGAATTTCTCGCCCGCCATTAACGTGCTGCCAACGGCCGGCGATGCCGTGCTGGTCAAACAGATAAACACCAACACCGGCTCGAGCATCCTGCGCGTGAATGCGCTCGGCGTTGACTTTCCGATTAAGGCCAACGGCGGCGGCCTGGCCGGGCTCATTCAGGGCGACATGCAGGCCGGCGATGTGGTGCTGTATGTATTCGACGGCACCAATTGGTGGATCCAACCCAACCCGCTGATTAGCGCCGACACCACCATTAACGTGCCGGCGCAATACAGCTCGGTTGAGAATGCGCTGCTCGCCATCCGGCGCAAGATCATCGCGCAGAACGCCATGGTGACGGTGCTCCTCGCGGGCGCGCCGGCTGGCCAGGCGCCGATTCAATATCCACCATTCGTTATCAACCACGGCAACGCCGATCGCATCACCGTGCGCGGCACGCTGAAATCGCCTGGCGTTTTGAGCAGCGGCAATTTTGCGCAAACCGGCAACACGCCGGCAGCGCGCACCGCCGACTCGGCGAACAACATTGCGATGCTGCGCAACAAGTACGGCACCGAGATCGTGATGCCGGCGACCGATGGTTTCGGCATCACCAGCGTGGCCGGATCCGGCCGGCCGACCGTGGCCGACATGCTGGTGACCGGGCCGAACTATTGGAGCGGCGCCGGCATCGGCAAGTGGAACGGCTGCAGCGGCCGCGATGTCAACTATTCAAACGTGTCATGTTGGGGGCTCGACATCGGATTTTATGCCGGGGCCGGCACGCTCATCCTGCAAAATTGCTTTGCGTGCGGCTGCTTCCGCAACGGATTCCAGGCCACCGGCGGCGCCAAATTGGCGTTTAACCAAAGCGGGACATTCGGCAACGTGTACGGCGCCAGCGTCAACCAAAATTCGGTTATCACCACGTTTCAATCGTGGGTGAATTACAACGGCAGCAACGGAGTCTCGGTTTTTGATTTTGCCGAATTCACCCTGCATTCGTCGCAGGCGCAGGGCAACGGCGGTTTCGATATTTCGGTCGGCGGGGTGTCCTATCTCATCGCACTAAACTCGCGTTCCTATGGCGGGTGGGGCACCAGCTCACCCGCGCCCGGCTACATGAACGCCTACGGCGGGCTGTTCGTCGAGGATGGACTATGAGGAGGAAAACCTAATGGCACAGACATTCGTTTATCGCGCCGACCTGGCAATCGAGGATGCGGAAAACCCGGTGCGCGTGGCCGCGACCTACGGCAACGGCATGATTCTCACCATCGGATTCATGGGGCCGCAATTCACGCTAATGTTGCTGGCCGACAATCTGATTTTCAACGACCGCGACAATCAACGCACAATCCTGGTGCCGCATTGGCGCGACGATTACGTGCCGGTCATTAGCTATGAGGCCAGCAGGCGCATTAACCTTGCTTTCCCCGATTACAAACAGCGCAATTACACCGCGCACTATCAGGACAACATCACCAAGTACGGCGCCGACTCCACGAATTGGCCGCCGGCAGAATTGACGTTCAAGGGCGAATATGATCGGGGTTGGAAATACGTCAACGATGTTCGCTCGGCCGCGAATGCGTGGACCGCGATGCCCACGGATCCAACCGCGGATCAGATTTGGCCGCCGGCCATCACACCGATTGCATAAGGCGCCAGCTCATGCCAGCGATGCCGCCTCCTATCGTCACCACGAATCTGCTCGCGCTGCCGCTGCTTTCGCTGGTCATCGAAACCGGCAACTCGGAAGATTGGATCGAGTCGATTAAGTATGTGGTCGACACCGGCGAGCTGCCCGAGGAGCTGCCGCAGGTCGACCTACGCGGCATCGAATTTGAAATGGAGGTGCGGCGCAGCGCGCCCTCGCATGAGGTGATCGTAAATGCCACGACCGCGGATGGCTCGATTGCCATCGGTGAGCCGCCCGATTTCGGCTACCTGATTATCAATGTGGGGTTTGCCGAAATGCGCCAGCTCGCCGCGGGCAAATACATCGGCGACATCCGCGGCAAGGATGACCGCTATACCCGGATCTGCATTCAAATCGATTTGACGGTGTTCGACGGCATCACGCGATGACCATCATCCTCGGCACCTCGGTGCCTGACATCGTGGTGCAGGTGGCGCCCTATGGCCCGCACGGTGCGGACGGTGCGCCGGGGCCGCCTGGCCCACCTGGCCCACCTGGTGCCGATGGGGATCCCGGCGGGCCGCCTGGCCCGGTCGGGCCGATGGGGCCACCTGGCCCGGCCGGTGTGCAGGGGCCGCAGGGTGACGCCAGCTCGGTGCCGGGGCCGCAAGGGCCGATCGGGCCGGCGGGGCCGCAGGGTGTGCAGGGTGCCACCGGGCCGGCGAGCACGGTGCCAGGGCCGCAGGGACCGGCCGGCCCGCAAGGGGTGAAGGGAGACACCGGCGCCGACAGCACGGTGCCAGGGCCGCAGGGGCCGCAGGGATTGACCGGCGCGACCGGGCCGCAGGGTGTGGCAGGCCCGCAGGGAATTCCCGGCGTAGAAGGCCCGGCCGGGCCGCAGGGTGCCACCGGCACCGGCATCACCATGAAGGGCTCGGTTGCCAGCTCGGGCAACCTGCCCGGCAGCGGCAACACGCAGGGCGATGCGTACCTGGTGCAGGCCGACGACTCGCTGTGGATCTGGAACGGCAGCGCGTGGATCTCGGGCGGCTCAATCCAAGGCCCGCCTGGCCCGCAGGGCAGCACCGGCCCGCAGGGCGTGGCCGGGCCGCAAGGGCCAGCCGGCGCCGATAGCACGGTGCCGGGGCCACAAGGCCCGGCGGGACCGCAGGGCGCAACCGGCGCGATCGGCCCGGCCGGCGCCGACAGCACGGTGCCAGGCCCGACCGGGCCGCAGGGAATTCCCGGCACGCCTGGCGCCACCGGCGCGCAGGGGCCGCAGGGCGCGCAAGGACCAAAGGGCGACACCGGAGCGCAGGGACCGGCCGGCGCGACCGGCCCGGCCGGCGCCGATAGCACGGTGCCGGGGCCACAAGGCCCGCAAGGCGACACCGGCCCGCCTGGCGTGATCGCAGCCACCGCGCCGCTATCGCTCACCTCCGGCACGCTATCGATCAACCTATCGGGCTATCAGCCGATCGACGCCGAGCTAACCGCGCTCGCCAGCGTCACATCATCGGCCGACCAGGTGCCCTATTTCACCGGCGCCGGCACCGCCGGGATCTTTAATGTCCCGGCGTTCTCGCGCGGGTTGATGGCCAACACCACCGCCGGGGCCTGGCTCACGGCGCTCGGCGCGCAGCCGCTCGATGCTGACCTCACTTCGCTGGCCGCAGCGAGCGCAACAAATTCACTGTTCTATCGGTCGGCCGCCAACACCTGGTCACCCGTTACGATCGGCGCCGGGCTGACGTTCAGCTCGGGCACGCTCAACGCGAGTGTTGTCGACTACACCGAAAGCAATAACGCACCGGGCTCGGCGCTCGGGGCCGGTGGTTATACCGCCATCAATTCGATTAGCGTGCCGCCCGGTGATTGGGACATACGCGGCACCCTGCACGTGAACGGCGGCACCGCGCACAGCACCGTCTATGCGGTGTTGAATACCGCAGCAGCCGCGGGCACCAACTCATCGCTAAACACCGCCTCCGCTCCGATCGGCTCGGCATTCAATGAGCTGTACCTGGCCGTGGGGCCTTACCGTTTCTCGACCGCATCAACGGTGACGATCTATCTCAACTGTTATCCGGCGAATGCCTGCACGCTCGCGGACTCGAGTCTCCAAATTCGCAGAAGGCATTTCTAAAATGACAATCATCGGCACCTCAATCCTGCAGCGCGATCCCGGCGCCACGGTGATAGTCGCACCTTATGGCCCGCGCGGCCCGGTCATCGCGGGCACCAGCTTGAGCGCAGTCACGGTGGCCAACGGCCCGGTGACGTTTGAAATGACCGAATATGGTTTGGGATTTGCGCCCGGCATTCGCGTGCGCGCCACCGCGCTCGATGGAACGGGAAACCCGACCACCAATTGGCTCGAGGGCGTGGTTACCGATTACGAGGCGGCCACGCTCGAGGTCATGGCGGATCTGCATTCCGGCAGCGATGTTTATTATTCCTGGCAGCTCACCGTTGCCGGCCAGCCAGGTGTGCAGGGTGCGCCAGGCCCGAAGGGCGACACCGGCCAGGTGCCCGAGGCGCCGCAAAACCATTTGAAATATGCGCGCATCGATGGGCAATGGGCGAGCATCAATGCCGACCTCGACAGCAAGGCGCCGCTCGATAGCCCGGTGCTCACCGGCAATCCGCAATTGGCCACCTCGCCTGCGACATCGGACAACGACAAATCAATTGCCACCACCGAATACGTCAAGGCCAACATTGCCGCGCTGACATTCCAGCCGCTCGACGCCGACCTCACCGCGCTGGCGGCCGCGGCCGCGACCGGCACCACCGGGATCTATTATCGCAAGGCGGCCGACACATGGGTGCCGCTCGCCATGGGCAGCGGCATCACGCTCGACACCACGGCCAACACGCTCAACGTGACGGCCGGCGGCGGCAACGTTTCCAACAGCGGCACGCCGGTGGTGAATGACCTGGCGCAATGGGCCTCGAGCAACACCATTAAGAGTCTACCGATTTCCGGCCTTTACAACGGCGCGACATTCACCGGCACCACCACGTTTTCCGGGCCGGCGGTTGCGCAGACACCCGCGACCGCCGACAACTCGACTGCCGTTGCAACCACGGCCTACGTGCGCGCGGTGGTGCGCAGCACCTACGGCGTGCGCGGGCTTACCGGCAGCGCCGGGCTCACGGCCGGCTATAATATCAATATCAACATAAGCGAAGCTGTTCTGCGCAACGCCAGCGGCGTGCCGGTTTTCTTTGGCGCCTATGGCGGCGTCATCGACTCGAGAGCCGTTGGCATTCCACTAGGTTGCGATGTTGCGCTCAACGATGGTGACGTGAGCGCATATTTGATTTGGGGGGCAACGCCTGGCGCGAGCATGATTTGCTCGAATGCCAACCCGAGCGCCGGCCCGGCGCTGCCGAGCGGGTTTACCCATTGGGGCTATCTCACGACCGTGAAGCGCAGCGGCGGCAGTTTCTATGCGGCCGCGATGCGAGGCAATAAGGTTTATTACAATTCGGCGCCGGCCATCGCGGCCAACGTCAACAACTCCGCGTGGACTCCGTATTCGGTGGCAGCTTTTGTGCCGGCGGTTGCGCTCAACATGATGGTGAGCTGCTATGCCGTGATGCAAACCGGCGGCGGCGGTGGTGCCGGCCTAATTTATTACATCGGGTGGAGCAGCTCTGGCGCGCAGTATGTGACGCGCCTCGATCTGTCTTTCGGCGGCATGACCGGCACGATTCCGATCTATGCCACGCTGCCGAATGTTTCGCAGCAGGTTTATCATCTGTGGCAGGAGATCTATGGCGCCGCCAACGTGAGCACCAACGGTTTTTATATCAACCTGATTGGTTTCGAAGTTCCCAATGATGCCTAACAGCAGGAGCACACAATGGCACTAAGCTATGACGAATCCGCGGCCCTCATGAACGACATGACGTTTCGCGGCCGCATCAAAGTGGCATGTTTGAAATTCGCCGATTACATTTTGGGCGAGGCCGCCAATGTGCCGGCGCACAACACCCGCACCAAATGGGCGCAGCAAACCATGACCATGCCCGATGGTGCTGCCGGCCAGGTCGCGCCAGCGGTGGTGATGGATCCGGCTGTGCAACAGGACGGCTCGGCCATCACCGACTCGGCCCTGCAGAGCGCAGTCGAGAACACCGTTAACAAGATGATTTAGAATGTGCCGCGCATGTGACGAAACGCGCCGCGTCCTGGTGGACGTGTGGCGCCGATGGGCGAGGCCTCCGCATGTCAACCGCAACCGCAGCCGCAGCCGAAACGGAAACAGCGCCGTGGTTGCTGACCATGCGCGCGATAACCGGAACGACCGAGACACCTGGCGCTGCGGACAATCCGAAGATCCTCGCTATGCGGGACGCCATCGCGAAGCGGTGGGCCAGCACGCCGGGGATGACTGACTATTGCGCGCTCTACCATCACGACTCGATTCCGTGGTGCGGCCTCACCGTGGCCTATTGCATGACGATGGCCGACATTCACCCGGTGTTCGGGCCGACCGATACCGATAAATTTCTTTGGGCGAAAGCGTGGGACGATCCATCATTCGGGCAAATCATTTCCTCGCCGCGGGTTGGTTGCGTGGTGGTGATGGGCCGCGAGGGTGGCGGGCACGTCACACTCTATGAGCGCACCGAGGGATCCTATTATTGGTGCCGCGGCGGGAATCAATCGGACGCCATTACCTCGGCAAAGTATCCGATCAGCAACGTGATATCGCTGGTGTGGCCAAAGGCGGCCGGCGACCTGCCGCCGGCACCGCGGCGCACGCTCAACAAGGGCGACACCGGCGAAGATGTGAAAGGCCTGCAGCACAGCCTCGGCCTGCCGGTCAACGTGTGCGATGGCGATTTCGGGCCGGTCACCGAGGCGGCCGTTAAGGGTTTCCAATCCGGCCACGGCCTCACCGCTGACGGCGTGGTGGGGCCGATGACGTGGGAGGAGCTGGACTCCAATGACGCCAGGGTGGCCGCCGGCAATGACGGCCTGGCGCCCGAGCTGGTCGAGGCCATCACCGCCCTGGTGAGCGGCTCGGCCGTGGCCTCCTACAATTGGAAAGATCGCGGCCGCGCGCCCAAGGGCTACACCGAGGGCGTGGCCCTCACGTTCGCCCTCATGCTGCTCGAGCTGGCCGAGGGCCGGCCGGCGGCGGTCGAATGCGCGCAGGCGATGACCGATGATCCCAACACCGATGCGCTCAAATGGTATGAGCCGGAGTTTAAGGCGCTCGGCATGGACAACAGCGTGCCAGGTGTCGACACCCTGCGGCACCTCGCCGTGCTGCTCCTCGGTTTGGGCATGCGGGAATCATCGGGCAAGTATTACTGCGGCCGTGATACCACCGCGACCAACACCACCGCGGACACCTGCGAGGCGGGCGCCTGGCAACAAAGCTGGAATATCAAAAGCGCCAGCCCGAGCATGGGCGCGCTGTTCAAGCAATACCAACTCGATCCGAATGGATTCCTCGAGGTTTATCAGCAAGGGCTTTCGCCCACCTCGAGCGACCTGCTCAACGCCGGCAGCGGCGAGGGCGTGACGTTCCAATGGCTGTGCAAATTCGCGCCGGCATTCGCGGGCTACACCTGCGCCCTCGGCCTGCGGCTGCGGCGCAAACATTGGGGGCCGATCAATACCAAAGCTGCCGAGATCCTGCAGTCGGCCAATGAGCTTTTCCGCCTGGTCGAGGAGCTGGTCGAGGACAGCATCACGCCAACGCCCGAGCCCGAGCCCGAGCCCGAGCCCGGCGTGGCCACCGTCGACATCGTCACCACCGGCCAGGTGGTGGTCACCATCAACGGCGTGGTGATTGGTTCAAGCTAACAGGAGGCACGAATGGATTTCGGCGCGATGGTTAAGGTTGCCATGTTGTTGTTGTCCAAGCGCGATGAGGTCGGCAAGCTGCTCGACCTGGTGCGCGAGGTCGGCGGCGTGCTCGGTGAAGGGCCACCGGCAACACCGCCAACGCTGGCACCTGGTGGCCATCCGGTTGGCAGCATGGCCTGGCTGCAGGACTCGCTCAACACATTGAGCAATGCCGGGCTCGAGGTCGATGGCGACTATGGCCCGGCGACAAATAGGGCGGTGTGTGAATTCCAGAAAGCGAACGGGCTCGCGGTTGATGGATGGGCCGGGCCGGAAACGGTGGCCGCAATCATGAAGGCGTTAGAGTCGTGAACATTGCCGAGGCCGGGAAAGCGGTCGGCGGTTTCATTGATGTCATGCGCGGCAATCCGTTGGCGCTGGCGCTGGTGGTGATGAATTTCGCGCTCCTGGCCTACATCTTTTACACCGGAAGCAATGCGCTCGAGCAGGTCTATCGCGCCAACGCCGACGCGCAAAAGCTGCTCGCGAAATGTGTGGATCTGGATTGGGAACATCTGAAAACATTGATGGGGAATCCGAAATGAATCCTGGCCCGGTCGAGGAGGCCGGCAGCACCGCGCGCCAGCTCATCGCCGGCCTCGCCACCACGCCCATGATCCTGGCGCTGGTGGTGTTCAATCTTTTTTACATTGGGTTTTCGAGCTGGCTGCAGCATGAGCAGGGCAAGAGGTTCACCGAGAATCAAGCAACGTGGGAGCGGCTCACCGAAAAGCTGCTGACCTTGTGCCAGGAGCGAAAATGAATCCCGGCGTGAGCGCGGAGGTCGGCCAAACAACCCGCAGTTTTTTTGAGGTGATGAGGGAGTCACCGCTGGCGCTCGGCCTCATCGTGAGCAATTTTATTTTGCTCGGTTATCTGTTCTATTCCGGCAGCACCTACTCGAGCGCACGCAAGGAAACCACCGACCTCATCGTGACGTGGCAGCGCGAGGCCGACAAGCTCATGGCCTCATGCGTTTCGGCCGACATCATGAAAATGGTGCTCGATGCGCTCGAGCGCGACCGCGAGCTGTATCGCAGAATGCTGCCGCAGCAACCACCGGCGCCGAGCGATCCGGCGCGACCGATTCACACGCTGTTCGATGTGCCGCCATGACCGACCGCGTCGAGCAGGATGCGCATATCCGCGAAATGATGCGGGCCGCGGTCGACAAGGCGTTTATGGAACGCATCGGCAAGCTGTTCGATATGTGGATCGTTGACTCGGCGGGCCAGCCCGAGCGCGCCGCCAATGGCGCTCGCAAATCCATCGCGATCTATCGCGAGGCCGTGGCCACCATCGACACCGTGGAGCTATGAGGCCGCGGGCGGCCTGGCACTACCTGCTGCATGTGGTGGCGTGGGCGGTGCTGCTGTTTTTCCTCGCCATGATTATCGGATCCTCGCTGGTCAACGTGCTCGACGCGCTCAAATAGGAGGGCTCAACCATGACGCTCGGCCTCTGTTACTGGATCCTCATGCTCATATGGCTGGTGTTTAATTTGAGCTGGCATTTCGGCTATGCCGGCACCTATGGCCCGGCCGGCAGCGCGCTGCTGCTGTTCGTTCTGTTTCTGCTGCTCGGCTGGCAGGTGTTCGGGCCACCGCTGCACCGATGACAAGGTTACCGCGCGACACCCGGATCGCCATCACGATCACGATTCTACTGCTGCTCCTGCTCGGCCTGGTGGCATGGTGTGGCCATGACTCCTGGCGAGAATTTCCCGACAATCTAACGGAGGGCTACCGATGACCACGCAACAGCAAGTCGACAAACTCACCGCGGCGGTTGGCCACCTCGAGGAGCTGGCCGGCAAGATTAAAGAGGCGCTCGGCGCGGACGATCCGGCCGAGGCCGAGGTGATGCTAGGCGAGCTGGCCGAAAGCCTGGCGGCCATGGCGGGCGCGGTCGGCGAGCTGGCGGCCGACAGCACGGCGCCGGCTGTGCCGCATCATCCCGAAACACCCGAGCCACCTGCGGATTGACGTGCTATAAGACCGGGGCAAACGTCATCGCCCCGGTGTATCCCCCCGACCGCCTGGCATGACGGGCCTCGGCCTCGCAGCAATGCGACTCCGGGGCCATTATTTTTTGCGGTGCAATTGCCACGGCCAGGCGCCGGTCAAGGCCCGCACCGCCAGGGCAAAGATCGCCACGCCCACCAGCATGCCGGCGAGCTGGTCAATCATTAGCAATCGTTGACCTGCAGATAGGTCGCGGTGGTGAGCGCAGCGGCAAAGTCATCACGATAGTGTTCGCTCACCGGGGCAAAGCCAACGCCGACGATGAGCAGGTGGCCGCAGCCGTGGCAGATCCATTCATCGCCAATCCAGACTTTGTACGGTTGCCATCGCTCGGGCGCCGAGGTGCCGGGCGGCGCATCGCCCTGGCCGCCGGCTGGCATGGCCTCGACAAACCGCCGGCCGTTGCGGTGCGGCCGGTAAAAACGCTGGCATGCCACGCATATCGGTTTCACCGCAGCGGCACCTGACAGCTCACCAGTAGCGCCAGGATGACGGCGAGCGCGAGCAGCAGGCCGAGCCGGTCAATCATAGTGCAGCTCGATTTCGCTGCAGGGCTCATATGCCTCGGGGTGCGGCACGATCGGCTCGAGGCCGTTGGCGATGCGCTGCGGGTTGACGCGCTCGACGCAGGCCCGGCACACCGGCTCGCGCACGCCGTGCACGCCTATGCTCGGGACGTGCACCGGGTTGAATGAGAACAAGACGCCGCAGCCGAAACAATAGCCGTGCGCCATCACATAACCGGGCATCTTTCGGATCCTTTCGCGGTGCAGTAGGTTCGCCGACAGTCACCGAGCGCGTTAACGGGCCTATGTCCTTGGGCCTGGTTATGCCGTGGTGATTAGGGCCGCGCCTCGGCGTCAACCGGGCGCGGCCCGCTGCGCTGCCGCTCGGGCACGTATTCATAACCGCAGCGGCCATAGCGGCGCAGGGTGCCCGCGCGCACCAGGCCGGCGAGGGCTGCTTTGAGCCGGCGGGTGTCGGGCGCCTGCTGGTTGGGCTCATCCGGCTCGGTCATGGCCACATACCAGGCGAGGAAATCCGGCCAGGTGGCGCGCCGTTTGCGCCGGATAAAATCGAGCACGTTGGCCACCACGCGGCGCCGATCGCAGGCCTCGGTGAGCTGCTGGTTTAATTGCTCGAGCGGATCCTGCAGGCCCTCCGGCAACGCCGTGGGCTCATAGAATGAGGAGCCAAAGGCAATGGCGCACAGCGTATCGGCGAGCCACTCGCGGCTATGATGCTGGTTTAAGCATTCATTGGCGAGCATCACTAAAGCGTTTTCAAGGGTGTGCATTGGTTTCAATTCCTCTCTCGACTAATTCATCCTGCAGCCGATCGGCCTCATGCCCGAGGCGCCAGGCGAGATCATCATGATAAGCAAACCGGGTTGCGACTCGGGTGGCCGTGGCAATGGCAGCGTGATACTTGGCCAGCATGCGGTGCAGCAGCAATGCCTCGGCCTCGGTTAACGTTCGCTCGGGCAATTTTATCCTCGCAATAAACAGCTCATGACGGCCACTCGCATCCGCTGAATTTGGCCGCCCACAACACCACCTCGCCCTCGCCGATTTGCCAGGAGCTATGACGCGGCAGCACCGCGATGCGCTCGCGTTTGAACGGCTGGTGCAGGCGCCAGGCCAGATCCGCATCGGCGAATACGTCAAACAGGATCTCAAAGGCGAGCTGCGCCGGGCCGCTGCCGCTATATCCCCACTCAAAGCCGGCCGGGCTGTGGTTGCATTTGGCAGGATGCAGGCGCAGCCGGCGCGACTCGCCATCGCGCCCGATCACGTGCACCACCGTCGAGCCATCCGGTTTGCGGCGGCCGGTATAGACGCGCTGACGATCAGCCATCGGACGGCTCGACCGCGGCGAGCGCCTCATGGCATTTCTCGATGACATCGCGCGGCAGCACGGCGCCCACCAGCTCGGTGACGCCGCACGCGCCCACGGTGTAGTCGACCTGGTCGAGCAGGAGGCGCAGCGCCTCGGCCGGCGTGAGCGGCGTCATGATGTGGGCTCGCGCGGGCCGGCGGTGACGGCGCGCGGCATCGGCTCATCGGGCGAACCATCGGGCTCGAGCTGCTGCACGCGCTCGACCTCATTCGCCAGGGTGGTGAGGTTCACGGTCGGACGCACCTCGCCCTGCGCGGTTTCGAGCAGCCGCAGGATGATGCCGCCCGCGGTGTGGAAGCCCGCCACCAGGGAGTTGACGCGGTTGCGATAAGCGTCACGCTCATCGATGAGCCGCTCACGCTCGCGCTCGAGCATGGCCTGCAGATCCTCATTGCGCTGGTTGAGCCGGCGGGCCTCGGCCTCGGCGAGCTGCGCCCGGCGCCGCCACTCCTCAAGCTCCTGGCCGAGCCGGTCGATTTCTTGGATCTGGTCGATGTGGCGTTGAGCTGCGCGCAGCGCCTCCTCGGCATACGCATCATGCTGCACGCGGTTGGGCCTGGCGGCCGGCGGCGGCATCGGGGTGACCTTGGGCATGGGTGCGGGCTTATCGGCCATCGGTTATTCCTCCTCGAATGTGGGCAGGGGTTTCGCATCAAAGCCGGCGAGCCAAGCGATTTGCTCGCGCACCCGTTCGGCCTCACGATATTGTTTCGGAATGTCCTTGCGAGACTCGTTGTTCGCCTTGGCATCGGCGCCGTTATTGTACGCAATCAGGATCTCGCGCGGTGCAGCGGACTCGACGGCGGCCGGGGTGGTGGGGTGTTGAGCATCCACCTCCGGCGCGCCGCCCTCCGGTGACGCACCCGCAGGTTCAGGCAAGGTCGCTGCGGGCAACGGAGCTGCAA